CTTCCAGACTTCGTAGAGTACAGGGAATCCTGAGGGTGTGGTCCAAGACAGGCAAGTCTCACCGCTTTCCAGAGAGGAATCAGTTATCTTCTGGAGGCACTTCATGGTCTTTAGGGGACCAACACATGTATCATTGATAGCTAGGATCAGGTTCTTCGACAGGATTGTACAGTCCTCTTCGGATATGTTGTACGCTATGTCGAAACCTCCTACCTTGCAATCGTTATACATGTTCTCAGCTATCTTCCTTTGACCTGCAGAGTACGCCCTAGTCATAGACCCACGCTTAGCGATACCCTTACGGATATACTTCATAGGCATGTCCCTAGGCTCGAACCAGTCAGGCATTCTATCTATCAAACGCTTAGCAACCTTAACATAGAAGTCGCTTTGTATATCCTGAGGTACAATTGATACTAACGCCCCTGCTTGTTTGTCCTTAGACATTGCAGCTAGGTGTTGCCATCCATTGTTTGAACCATCTACGGGTATAGGTAAGCGAGACTGATAGACACCCTCAGACTCCACGTACCCTTTAAGATCTAGTGAGCAGGCCAGTAACGTAACTGGTTTCTCTGCTTCCATTCGGAACCTTAGGTTCTCCGCATCGTTTATCAGTTCCTTCTGATTGTTGATTGTCCATAGTGAACGATCCTTGAGAGTCATCTTGTCCACTGAGATAGTATCCAAGCCTTCTTCTTCCAAGTGCTGTCTGTAATCTTCGCTGAGCCATTCTAATGATCCTAACTCCTTTATTGTATAAGATTGGTTGTATGAACAAGCAGTATGTACACATAGCCAGAAGAATCCTCTGTCGTCCATAGGTTTGCTTTCGCTAAACTCATAGAGTCCCTTGGCGATATCGGATCCCTGATAGTTAAGGAAGGACTCAGTGTAGTACACTCGCCCCCTATAGTCACACTCTACCGCTTGGTAGAAAGTTTCATCACCTATCGCTCTTGCCTTGTTAAGTACAAACTTCATTTCAATACGCTTTGATCTTGCTTTGGTAGATTTATCATCTAGATCTATGAAATCCTTTACGTTATCCCGTAAAGCTTTCACAAGGTCCATGTTAAGGTGCCAAGCAACGCCCTGTAGCTTATCTAAAGCCTTCACAAAGGGTTGGCCTAGGCATTGGCTAAAGTCAGCCTCAGAGACCATACGTTTGATATACGGCCTCTTGGTTACAGGGTTTCTTAGCCCTGAGATCTTAGGGAATCTACTAAAACTAGTACCAGTTAAGGTATCTCTCTCGAACTCCGGTGGCACATCCCCTAGTTCTTCCCATTTTGATGTCAGGAATATGATATATGGTGCATGGTATCCGTCGTACTCCCTCTCGATCTCTACAAATTTAAGCTGTAAGAAGGCTTCAAGGAACAGGTCACCAACTGCGAAGAGTTCTTCGTAGGTTGCGTTCACTACCCCTATTCTGGAGAGTACAGCTACACCTATTGACGTTGATGTTATTGTTAACTTGAATACCTTATTACGAGATCTTAGGAACACACCGACAGCAGCTTGTACTGCACAGATGACAAGCTCTTCGTACTCGATACCATAGTCCATATGCCGTCGTAGGAGTCTGATGCCTGAGTGTTGTCTACCCAAGGCACCTCCCCTATTACTTCGTATGTACTGTGCTACATCTTCTATGGCGTTAGACATTTACGCTCCTGAATTGTAGTCCATAAAGTCTACTTGACCCTTTAACCTCTTGGTCTTTCGGTCATAGTAGGCTGTACCACAGTCCCCCGTAAGCCCGTGGAATCTGGACTTAAGTACTCGGAGTTGTATGGTGTTTCTTTCATCTTCATTCTCTGCTATTAAGTTACGAGCAAAAGTTACGATGTCAAAGCTTACCTGTTTGATAGACCCTGAGCCCTTGATGTCATCGATAGATGCTAGGTGACCTTCTTCAAAGGACTTGCCTGCAGACTTACGTAGGTGGGATATGATACCCAACCAAACATCATGCTTCTTTACGACCTTTAGGAGGTCAGACATGATTGCATCAATAGCTTCATTGCCTGTACGCCCATCGGACCCTTCGGATACTGCTATGGTAATGTGATCTAGCACTAGGTACTTACACCCAAGCAGACATAGGTTCTCTATTTGATCGATGAGAGATGAGTCTGACACTGCACCGTTATGATCCAACAGGATTAGACGACCGTCACCAAAGACTTGATCGAATGCTTCACGTTCCTGCTCTACTGTGGGGTCTTCGGGGGTGAACATCTGTATGAACTTCTGAGCAGAGTCACCAATAGATTCCTCTAGTGAAACCATACCGATGTTATCTTCAGTCACTTCTTTGACCTGTAGGATAATCTCCTTGATCATAGTAGACTTACCTGATCCTGTGCCTGAAGTGAACAAGGTGATCTCACCCTGACGCATACCACCTAGCTTATCGTTGAGGCCACTTAAGCATTTCGGATAAGGGATAGACTCTACTGTCTTACGCTTCTGGAACTCTTCCCATATAGCCTCACCACGCACTACGGCAGCAGGAGAATACGGTTGAGCAGCCCAGAAGGCAGCAATGATAGCCTTAGGTCCATGCTTAAGTAGTGTATCACATGGGTCGCTCTCAGGTAGGTTAGCAACCTTTACCTTGTCCCAACCAATGATCTTAGCTGCTTCTTCGATAGCCTTGTCACCAGCTTCATCTTTATCAAACATTAATACTACTGTATCAAATGATCTGACCCACTCACGGTTCTTTATGAGGGGTAGCAGGTTACTTGAGGACGGTAGGGAGACTACAGGGTAGATAGTGTTACCATTAGATAGGTTGGCTTGGGCTACAGCCATAGCGTCTAGCTCACCCTCTGTGATAACAAGAGACCGACCGCCTTGTGTAAAGGTAGACTGCCCAAACAGATCTATATCAGTGTAGTCACCCTTGACCCTAAAGGCCTTTGGTAAGTTTCGTACTTTGTAAGCTACGATTTTACCTTTCTTCGTATAGGGGTAGTAGTGGGTTGCGATAGTACCGTCTTGATTGTAGGCTACTCGCATACCGTAGTGAGATGTTACCTGTTTGGTTATGCCTCTCTCAAGGACCCCTCGGGTATCATATGCTGCGATAGCATCAACGTTTTCTGTTTGCTTAGGTGCATGTGACTCTTGCATTGTAGTCTCTCTTTTGTTTTCGAATGTAGTTTTGTTGCAGACAAAGCATTTACCTATACCATTAGTATACATACCTACCCCGTCTGAGGACCCACAGTGTTTACAGGGCATGTGCTCTCTAAACTTATCTTTACCTTTCATTAAGACCACCGCTTCTCTTTTATGTTGTTGATTCTGTTTCGTTGATCTGCAGACTTCTCTTTACGCTGGATCCGAGTTTGCTTCTTTGTCTTTAAGCTCTTCTCGAATTCCCTCAGAGATGGTGGAGATTCTTTCTTTTGTTTGTACATTGACTGATTCCTTAGGTATGAACTTGATTGCTCCTATCTGTCTGTTTAAGAACACTGGTGTCCCATCTGGGTACTTCTCTGTGAGTACATCTAGTTCCCATTGGACCTTGACTTCTCCTGCAGATAAACCTCCTTTTGTTTCAAACAGTTGTAGTATCTCGAATTGGAAGGACTCCTTACCGAAGTCTGAGATCATCTTGTTGATGTGCTTAGATGAGCTACTGTACTTCTTCCAGTTAGAGGCAACTCTATCCTTACCCTTGCGGTACATGTGGAATTGCTTCCGACCTATGTATCTTTTAGGGTCTTCAGGGTGGTTGCAGGATATCATGTATACGAATCCGAAGTATGCATCAGGGTCAAAGGGAGCTAAGTTATACTCCCAGTGACCTAAGTCTTGTTCACTCATCGTAGTTTACTCTCCCCGTAGACTTCCTCAATAGTTAGTACACCGAAGCCATCGAATGATCTACGCATATAGATTAGATTGAAGCATAGCTGCAACTTCATTTTCCAATCGCTAGGGTGCTTGTCTCTCCATGTCGAACGTACTACGTCAAGCATATCCTCAGGGGACACACCATCTAGGATCTTCTCTGCGGTCTTAGGGCCTACACCCTTGAGACCCTTGATATTATCAGAGGCATCGCCAGTTAGTAGTTGTTTACACAGTAGGTAGTGACCTGTTGCTTCATCGGTGTGGTACAGGTTCTTCTTGTTGAAGTTGTAGTGCCATCCGGGAATCATATCAATGTCCTTATCCACATGAGCAATAACCCAAGTGTCACCTGCAGCTTCCGCTTCAGTAGCCCAGATAGATACGATATCATCAGCCTCACAACCATCGGCTGGTACGCAGTCCGTAGACCAGCAGTACTCATACAGGTTGTTAAGCGTCTTCTTGATGTCGGGATCCATAGCATACTTTGATCGGTTTGCTTTGTAGTCTTCAGCCATATCATGCCTGAAATTACCCTTACCTTTTACAGAGACATACCCATGCTTACTGTTGGTATCCCTCATTACAGCCCTTAGGGCCAGATCAAAGGTACTCTGGGCCTGACTGTCTGTCTTTACTGTTGCTGCAATACGGTAGAGCATTGAGTCTGCATCAATAAAACATTTATCGAAATCAAACTCCTCTTTGTGGTCCATATCAGTGAACGTCAGCATAGCTATCTCCTATTTGTCCATCTCCATCCATACACATAACGCCCACAGACTTAGGGGCCTCTCGGAATGCTTCAACACAGATCTCTTTAACAGCCTCTGCATCTGATTCCTTTGCGATGAATACCATTTCATCATGATAGAACAGCGTAGGGTATGCGGTTAAGCCAAGAGCTTTAATTTTCTTGGATGCATATACTATAGCTGCCTTACATGTAATACCTTCTAGTGACTGCAACAGGTAGTTGAGAGTCTGGTGTTCTGAACCTACTAGCACTCGTCTTCCATCAGCTCCTTGGATAAAGGGCTGTCCTGTCTTCATGTTAGTCATCCTAAACTCATCAGATAGCTTATCCTTAAGGGCCTGAAGTCCCGGAAGTGTAGTCCTGAATCTCTCATCAGCTTGCTTACCTACCTTAGCAGACTTCTTGCCTGTGATAGCTTCACCTAGCTTAGCTGGACCTGCTCCGAAGAGGTATGCATAGATAAACGTTTTAGCTTGGGGTCTTGTGATCCCTAGGATATCCGCATTGAGTTGGTGTATATCACCGCTAACAACTTTACTAGTAAATTCATCATCACCAATGTAGTGGCATAGACCACGGAACTGGTTACCTGCTGAGTCAGCACCAATAACCTTCATTCCCTTTTCACAGGTCAATAGGGTTCTTAATTCTTTACCATAAGGTGCGTCAACTCCGGGAACATTAACGATAGTACGATGTCTGCAGCGGAACGATGGGGTGCCTATGCCAAACATAGAACCGTGTAATCGCCCATCGTTGAACCCACTCTCGTCACGTACCGCAGCCACCCAGCCTTCAACGGTTGCTAGTCTGTTACGTAGCATGTAGTAGTCTCCGATGTAGGAGCCTAGGGTTCCTAGGGGTTTTAACGAACTTTCAGTAAGCTTTGGTGATTGCTTGATCCATGCACCATTAATCTTCTTAACAGTGTAGTCGTCAGGCTTCCAACCTTTATCCAGTAGGAACTTCTTTACATGATCCAACTGGCCTAGCTGTACGTCATTGAACTCCACACGGGTATAGGGTCCTGAGATGTCACCGTTAGATGCCTTAATATCTTCAGCTAACTCAAACCAATCAACGACGGACTTGTAGTAGTCACCATTCTTCTTGACTAGTCGATCCACTTCCCGATTACCACGCATCACTGCTACTTTACCTAGCTGTGGGTTGAGCTGCTCTTCGATATACTCCATCCTATCTAAGATTTCTGACTCCAGAGCCTCGGCTCTTTCCATGTCAAACTTCCAACCATTCGTGGTTATCTCTGCATTCACCATAGCGAAGTCATGTTCGAGCTGAAGGGCCTGTAGGAACATAGGTTCTTGTTTCATTAATATAGACGCTTCCTTAGATACACGCTCGTATACCATTGTGTTTAGCTCTACGTCACGTATGCAGTATGCTAGCATCTGGTCGTTGTAAGAATTCCATGCATCATCCCCTTCACCGTAATCACCTTTTGCAAAGTCAAAGAACTTACCCCACCCTGCTAAACCATGCATGTGTGGGCGTTGGTACTTACATAGTTGGGACATTATGAACGTATCCCATACACGGGTAGTCTCTGTTGGCTCCCAGCCTAGTAGTCGTTTCATGATAGGTAAGTCAAACCCTAGGATGTTGTGCCCAGCTATGACCTTTGCGTTAGATAGTCTGTTAAGGCCCTCATCCATGCTGGGAACTTTGTCTGTGTGGTCGCTATAAGAGAAGATCTCTTTAGTAGCAACGTCTTGTAGGACTAGCATCCAAATCTCTGTTGGGTATAATCCGTTTGTCTCGATATCAAATACATATTTACTCATATCATTTTCCTTGTAAGCAGTTTACTGTCAAGTGCTTAGGACTATTAGTTGGATTAGAATGTTAACTCACACATTCCACCTGCACAAGCAGCCTCTCCACTGAGGTCTGTCTTGTCATCTACTTCTTTTACTTGAGTCAGATCGATGGTTGACAGTGAAGCCTCCATCATTCTGTATCTCTCTTCCGAGATGTCCTCGAAGGGCGCTTGCACGTATGTCCCACCGTTGTAAGGTAAGCATGCAATACCATTAAAGGTATAACGGTTCTTCCACATCCAGTCACCTACCAGCTCCCACTCGTCTTCTTTGATAGAGATAGTGCAGGATACATTGTGAGCGTTCTGCCCGTCATTATGACCTGAGGCAATCCATTCAGTGTTGTATCTCCGCACACGATCTAAGAGATCTACGGGGCTTTCGGTTCTTAGGATAGAACCTGCTGGTGCTTCCTGCGGTATTTCAATTACTGCTTGTTCGGTTGGGTTGAAGAATTCATCTTCTACTAACTCGGGGTGGTGCTCCGCGAAGTACTGATAGAGGGCTTCGTTCTTACCAACCCTTTGGCGTCTAATGTAGAAATCATTGTGCCAAGCATGAATACCAGAACTACTGCCGAGAACGCAGGAGCTAGTGCCACTAGGCTTAACAGTCGTGCATCTAGCTGCGGCATTAATACCGAGAAGCTTAGCTGCTCTCTCATTCTCCTTAACAACTTCAAGTGCTGCCTCCTTTAGGTCATAGTTTAAGACTTGGCCAGAACCAATACCTGTTTGCCCCACACCGATTAGTGCGTCACGTTGACAAGTCTCTTGCCATTCAGGCCTGAGGTAATGGAAGTCAGTGTACCCAGCTTGCAACGTACCTATGAAGGAAGCTGCTCTGGATCTTTCGTTTAGATCTTCTTGGGATGTAATGTTAGATGCGTTAAGCTCAGTTAAGTTACACATCTGGTATGGTCGTAGTGCGATCTCACAACATGGGTTGGTTCCCCAATCCTTATCGTTAGTGAAGTAAACTCCCGGTTCACCTGAACCCGAAAGCTCCACACGTTTCCATAGCTTCTCAAAGACTTCTTTCGTGATCTTATTTCTAAGCATCACTGCTGAGTTGTTAGCCCTAGCCCGTTGAGGGTTACTCTCCCACCAGTTACCAACCTTAGCTGCTAACATATCTCCGTCATCAAGTGAGAACAAGGATATCATAGCGGCCCGTCTAATACCACCAGTGAGCACAGCATCTGCAATGTAGCACTGCATGTCGTGGACTTCTAAGGTACTTAGTTGGCGACCAATAGCAGTATCCAACACACTGCGTAGGTTGTGTATGCAGTCTTTAAGGGGCTGAGGTCCCGGAGCTTTACCTCCAGTCGTGATTAGCATAGCACCCTTGGGTCTGATGTCACGGTAGTCAAAGTCTACATCCATTGTTCCGTTGAAGTAAGATTCACATAGAACCTTAACTGCATCAGCCCAACCTTCGATGTTATCTGAGACTAGGAACCTACGCCTACGGGACTTAGGTCCTGTTACTTCTGGTAGCTTACGTACGTGATGACGTTGCACTGAGTAACCCACACCTGTACCACCTAGCAACAAGAACATAGTCTCTGCGAAAGTTTCGGTGCTTTCCGCTGGTAGGTACGCACAGTTATAGATACGGTTAGGGGCTAACTCAATAGGGGCACCGCCAAACTGCAGGGCTCTCATTGATGGTAATACTTTCTTTTCATACACAAGCTTGTAGGCTGCTTCGATCTCAGCGGAGACTTTAGGGTACTTACGCATGTGCATTTCTTTGTTTCGTGTTACAAGTTCACCCCAAGTCTCTCTACGTTCCAGCTCAGGTACATACTTGCCGTACTTACTGAATACGGTTATGTCGGATAGGATCTCATTCGATGTGTTCATTCTCTTCCTTTCTTTAGGTAGGTTCTAATACGTGCCAATGCACCGAAGTCATCCTTCAGTCCACCTAGCGTTCTGTTACAAGAGTGGCATAGCCAACCCCTGAATTTACTTGTCAAATGATCATGGTCCATAGCCCACGGGGACTTGTTGATACCTCCACATCCTGCAGCTTCTTCTGCATTCCTGAGGCATATAGGGCACTGATAATCTTCTGGTGGTTTCTCTACTGTAGCCCTAAGCTCCTTACGAACCTTATTGACAGACCAGATACATAGTTTGCATGTAGTCTTACGGTAGCCCCTTCCAGATTCCATAGGGAACTCAGTTTCTTCTTTCTTTACCCTACACTTGTTACACGTTTTGAGTTGTGTCATACCCTTCTCCGAAACTTGTTATTTCACAATCTCCCTTAGATATAAAGTTAAGGTAGCCTGATGGCTCTCTAACCATCCACTCAACCTTTTCTTCGGAGATAAGATCAAACTCGTTGCCTATCTCGTTAGCGTACCACTTACTGGGGTCATTACACTTCAGTATCTTTACTATTGCTGTCATTTACTTCTTCCTTATCAGTTTCCGTAAGGGGGCCGAAGGCCCCTTCTTTCTTCCCAAATATAGCATCCCAAGAGTCAGCGAACTTCTCTCTGTCAGGAATGGGTCTTGCTTTAGAACCTTTGCCCATTAGCATCCTCCTCCTTTCCAGCAGTGGTCTTTTTCCTTTATAGAAATTGTTTGGTAACTACCAATGATTACAACTTCATAAGGGTTATTACAATAAACAGTCATGATTGTGAGGGGCTCAGTAACCATAACAACCCCCGATATACCTGTTGCCCTTTCGAACTTGATATCAATAAGGTCACCACATTCTATTTCATAGTCTTTACTCATCACTCTTCTCCTTCGAGTCTTTAACCCAATTATTGCCTAAAATTAAATATTGCATCTTGCGCCAAAACCAGTTCGGCTCTCCCCCTTTGAGTGGCCTCCACACAAAACCGCCAGTACCAAACAGTAAGCATTTCCACTCGCTATACTCAGGGTTTTTTACCCATAAAATTTCTTCTCTCTCTGTTGATTCATCACTTTCATTATTCATCACTCTCTCCCTGGTGACGCCCTATTGTCCCCAGAACTGTAATCATGTTGCCTTCTAATTTTTCGTTAAATTGGAGGACATTAACTTTAGATGATATATATGTAGCATTTCCGGCACTGTCGTATTGCATTATAGAGAGCTTTGAATTAGCGTCGCGCACAACAACAGCCACGAGGGCTAAGTCTCGCTTATTCAAATCACTTATAATTTCTTCATAGCTTATAGCTTCCATCACTCTTCTCCTTAGAATTCAAATAATCCAGTAACGGTTGGACGTTCTTTTGATCAGTCAGGGGTGGGTAGCCGCCATCTATAAACGTGTAATCAACAACTAACCAACGCCCACTTTTATTATTAAACTCAACTCCATATTTAACCTGATTCATGTCATTCCAATAGATGTTCTGATCAGGCTCAAGGTTCAGCACGGCCTGTAGCACCATGTTGTATCGTTGTTGATACTTAGCGGCTTTCTCTGCTTGGCCTTGGGTTTTGTAGACGTTGTGGTGTTTTAGCCGATTAAGATCAATCGAATAATCATCCCAAAAGCATCTACAAGCTTGACCGGTTCCGTCAAAATCCACATACCAATACTCTTCACCTTTCTTCGGCTCCCACACAATGCTTTTAGGTGCAGGGAAACCTGCTGTTAGTTCTTCAACACGCTCGACTAGCCTACATATTGTCTTTGCAGGGTGATATGGTAATAGCTTTGCCCACTTCATCGCCTCTGCCATTAATTCTTTATCTTTCATCACTCTCTCCTAGTTGTTGATTAGTGCTACCATAAGAGCACCCTTTAGTGCTACATACTCTTCTTCCTTCTGTATAGTCATACGAAGCAAAGGGCTTTTGTCTACTAAATGCTCAAGACCTTGCGTTTTAATTGCATCTCTAATTTCGTAGTATTCATCAATTATATGCAGGATAGTATGTATCTCGTCTTCTGTTAATTCTTTATCTTTCATTTGCTACCTCCTCCCAACCTATCTATCTCATTACTTAAGTACCCGCCTACAAACCAAGAATAAACCCAGATTGCATTTGCTGTCAAAAAAGCCCTAATACCATAATGCCAACAATCATACACGCTAGGCCAAAATACCAAAAACACAAGCCACACAACAAAAAACAAATAAGAAACTATAGTCGATATAATAATCATCCATTCCTTCATTTCACTCTCTCCTAGTTGTTATCGTACCAACGCAGAATAAATGACATAAAACCAACTGCAAACCCCATGAAGCATTGCCCAAAGAATTGACTTGTTTACGCTCCAAGAAATTATCATCGCTAGAGTTGCACCGCCTCCCATAACTTCTCCAGTATTAAACTTAAAAACTCTTTCTGGCTTATTCATCACTCTCTCCTCTTACCTCCAATTTAGCCGTACTTCGTTCGGTCTTTGCTGTCCTTTTCTTAACCCGTTTGCCAACGCCCTCACTCCCTCCCTTATTATGCGGTCTATTTGACCAATACTCTCGACATCCACCACCGTTGTAGTCCTTTGGGTTTGCCTTGTTAGTCCTGCTCATCACTCTCTCCAGTTTCTTCATAAGTCATAGTAAAAATATCGGGTTTGCAAGGATAAAATTCCCCTTGAACGCCCTTAATAATGTAATCGCCCTCAGTAGCAACGTGACAGACTCTAGCGTCAAAGCCATCCTCTAAGGTAAGCACCTCAAGTTCACCTTTTACTCCAAAAGGCGAACAACTTTCCGCTCCGCGAAATTTGCCTAGCCAAGTTTTTAATAAATCACTGGCAGGATAAGTATATTGAACTGCCTCGACTGTTACTGGTTTTTTCTGGTATTTAATTATCATCACTCTTCTCCTCTTGCTAGGGGTTTAGGCATGGTCTTTCCATCTTCGGCACAAGACTCAGCGGTTACCGCGATAAGGTCTTTAATCTCCAGATAGGCATCTTCGTATGTCTTAGCATAAGCAAGAAGATCGGGTAACTCTCTTACTCTGGCTACAAAGCGGTCTCCATCTCCAAAATCACCTTCCGTAATTATAATTTCATAACTAAGTACACCATCCATCACTCTTCTCCAGTTTCTTCTCTAAGTTTGCCATCGCTCTCCAAGCCACCTGCTCCCAATCACTATCTAGTATGTGCCTCATCATAGCATCTAACTCGTCACCTGACTTGCTTCTATCCCAGTGCAATGTCTCTGCTGTCTGCCCATGTTGAATACCGCCAATCAGGCTTAGCTTAGCTACAGCTGCTATGGCTCTAGGGAAGTAGTTAATGAAGCCAGTGTAGATAGGTATGGCCTTACGTTCTTTAGCATCAGTAGGTAGGCCGCTAGCTGTGTGCGTAGGAGCTAGACAATAGCTGGTTAGCTCCTCTTTAGCGGTGGGAGTACTGCCTATGTTGACCTCACCTTCAGGGGTTGTAGTGAAGCCATAGTGTTGCTCAATAGGTCTCTTAGTGCTTTGTTGCATTTGTTTGCTCCTCTAATGATTGCATTGTGTCCAGCACGTAGGCTGCCAGTTGAAAGGCTTTACTGCTTTCGTCTGAGATATCCAAACCTTCTGACTCAAAGCTTACTGCCACCGAATCGTCTTCCGGTGTATCACTTAATCTTATAATGTAACTAGACATTTTTGATGTCCTCCAATTGTTTGTTTTCTAAATTCCTGAATAGTTTCCTGAATGCATAACTTCTTATCCAGCTTGCTACAAAGAATATTACTGTTGATAGTAGGGCAAACTCTGGGCTAACCCCGAATAGGTAGTATGTTAGTACACAGGTTATGATAGCCCCTGCTACCATATTTATTGTTACTTCAAGTAGATCCTTATTAAACATTACTCAGCTACCGTGTAGACGTTACCCCATGTTATCGTTAAGAATGGTAATTGGATTACTGTGCCTTTAAAAGGGTAGGCCATAAGCTCTTCACTGTCTTCTTCGTAGCCCCAAACTGGCCTGCTATCACAGAACTCAATATCAATACCAGTTCCATTCCTATACTCACATGTTAACATCTTACCAAATAATTTCGTACTCATCTTGCATTGCCTCTAGTTGCGTTTAAGTCCCTGCAGATTTCATTTGTCGGTTAAGGAATCTGGGGACGGAATTGATTTGTCGGTTAAGCAATTAAAAAAGGAGCCTAATGGCCCCTCTTACTTAACTATTTAGTCTATTCATTTCATCGGCTAACTCTTCATCAGTTAGATCCGTATAATCAAAGTTTGTATTAATATTCTCTGATCGTTGTAGCTTTGGTTGCTCATACTCAGCCAGAATAGAAGCTAGTCTTGCGGCTTCTGTCATGTCATCTGATGCAATAGCTTTAACCATAGCCATCTTCATTACTGTTAGGCCTTTAGGTATAGAATCCATAAGGTCCGCTGAAAGTGTATTGGTTAACATCAAAACATCTTTCATCTGTTCTTTAATTCGGTTGTTGTTCTCTCTTACTTCGGCAGCTCTCTTATTCATCATTGCCATGTGCTCTGGCCCATGTCGGGGCTTCAGGTTAGCAAGGGAATTTGGGTGTACTTTTCTCTTCCCGTCAGCGACATCGCTTTGGGTGTATACTTTCTCAGTTGTCATCATAGCCTCCAGTTCTAGGGTTCTCTCTATAAGGTGGTTTAATGCCTAGAAAAGAAGGTAAGCGCCCTAAAGCCCCTTTAACGCCTTTTAGCAGAACCCTACCTAACCCTTGGAGAGTTAGATAGAGTCCGTTAGAATGCAATTTAAGGGTCTTTAGCGACGCTTTCCCAATAGATCTGCAACTGCGTAGCCGCAAATCAGTCCTATTATAATAAGAATAGTATTTCTCGATATTCTTATTCCCATCTTGGGTTTTTAGTTTACGTTAAATGCTCTTGTAGACTAAAGGTTTTTTTTTAGAACTGTGAGTCGTCTGCTTCTGAATCATCGATATCGAAGTCAACCGAACCTGTGTACTCAATCAAATTTGTAATCTGAATTGCAGTCATGATTGTGGAGATGCCTTGACGGCCAGCTACATCGTACTCTCTTTGATACACTTTGACGTTACCGACTGATCCGTTACCAATCTTGATCTTAGGATCGATCTTCTGCTTCTTACCATCTACTAGTTGCACTGGGTCGTTAGCTTCACCGTCTTTACGGATAGCTTTACGCTTCAGGTTAATTGATACACGACTTGGGTCGTCTTTTAATGGCTTTACAGTGCCGTAGGCTTCTAGTTCAGCCGCACGATCAGCGGAGACAACGATCTGCGCTTCCCATTGTAGAGTACCAAATGGTTCTGTAGGGTTTTCGGGGTCTACTTTTACATAGTTTAAGACCACATCGCGGATTATTGAAGTTCCAAGGATTTGTGTCATAGTTATTGCCTTATATTATTAATTGGTTTTTACTGATTGTGACGCATAGCCCAGTCACCTGAGCTGATTACGTTTTGCTCTTTAAATCGATCATCTCTTAGGGTGTACACAAGTGCATCCCCTAAGTCTGTTTCGATTGTCTCTCTTTCGTAGAAGTTAGATTCGCCAACCCCACGGTAACCCTCAAGCCTGTCTAAGCGCCCGAGGGTATACCCACTAACTTCATAGACTTCTACCGTAATACTGGTAGAGCCCTCTCGGATTCCGGGAAACCCACCTAACGAGAACATCTCGAATTTAGGTAAGGTTGTTGTGGATCCTAGGAAGTTAGACTCAGATAGTAAGATATTATTACCATTACCTTTACGTAATGTGCCGTAAACTGCTACCTTATGCATTATCATCACCTCGTGCTCCGTATACTGAGTAGTTAGCACCATAAACTGACTCAAGGGGTACATTACGCATTAGAAGGAACTCATCTTGATTGTCGTGAAGGGTGTACTTTAGAGTACATTTATCTGTCAGATCATCAATCTCGGTTACCCAGATATGATTTACATTCTGAGTTCTCAGTTGCTCACGATAATATAATATATGGGGATCATCACCACCCCTCTGAATGTACCTATCTATAAGGCGTGTTAACCCAGTTGAGAGTTCTACTGCATCTCCATCTTCTAAGTCCTCTTCGAATGACCGGGTTGGCATGTCATGTAGGCTTCGGTAGAGTTCATTCATGTATCGATCCATAGGTTGGCTATTACCCAGCGATGTAGTTACATAAAACGAAGGTTCTAAATGATGATCAGATACTGATCCATCAGACTGAGCTGTATCGCTCCCTAACCCATCTTTCCAAGACACCTGTTTGCCAACTCCAGTAGTCATAACTTTAAGAGCGTGAGTGTAACGCTCGATACTAAGTGGGCTAGTAAGTCCACATGCAGTGTTCACTTCAATTACTGTAGCTGTTTTACGCCTCTCATTCCAAATCACATCAACAGCACCGAAGTCTAGTCCAAGTGCGTTTACCGCATTGACTGCTTCTGCTATTACTGATTTGTGAGGGTTTAGGTCTTGAGTTACAAAGATGAACCCGTTACTATGGTTACGTATTTGGTAGTTTACGATACTTTCCGATGAGAATTCTTTTGCTTTTCTCTGTACAAAGGTAGCCATACCTTGGACTACGTGTACACGGTATTCATCTCGTTTCTTTACATACTTGGTATATAAAGGGGCTTTGGGTACAGCACGAGAGGCTATCACATCATCATCGTATTTTACTAACTCGAGACCATCACCACTATGCCCTTGCAGGACGTGCCGACATACAACGTCATGTCCATCTGAGTACCAGCGTCTTGCTTCTGTCACTGAGGTGGTCCAGTCAGGTATGCGTACAGGTAGGGAGGTCTCTTCGTTTGCGGCAGATATTGCCTTAAAGAAATCTAGCTTATTTGATGCTGTTCGTACGTTAGCAGGCTTGTTGAAAACCTTAACGGATGGTAGGTGGGATAGGTCAGTTGTTGAATTACCCCAGTTGACTATAGTGGTGGTAGCTGAGTCTCGTACTAAAGACTCTTCGATTTTCATTCTGTGGCACCCTAGGGACCCTGCGATTGTTTTTGCGGATCTGCTAGCTGTCTTGTACGGTAGTACTAATAATTTACTCATTTGAATCATCCTTTGGTTGATAAGCTATCTTCCATCTTGGCCATTATAGCTGATACTTGGTTGCCTTTGCCTTGATTGTTTACATCGTCTTCTATTATCTCTACTAGCTCTGGCCTTAGTAGAACAACTGTGTCTACACCATTCTCTTTTGCAATCGACTGCACACGACCTTTATAGTATCCTGCAAGTGAGTCGTTTGGTTGAGAAAAGGCCTTAACATAGAGAGGTGCGTCTTGCGTTGCTCTTCCAACCAAAATACCTAATAGATTGCTAGGCAAGAGGTCAGGTAATCCTTGAGAGTAAAACTCCAAGGTGTCACCTACCTTCAGCTTATGGTTTGCTAGTAGCTTTATTTGGTTTTGGTAGTAGTTACTTATGTTTGAATCTGAATGTGAAGGGTAGTTCCCCTGA